GAAGTTATCAGCAGTCCTGTGTTCTCTAATATACTTTGATGTAACTTCATCGGTTATATAATCATTATTCAACTTAATCATACTATCTGCATACTTAAGAAAGGGTTGATACTTATGGGTTATTTCTTTCATAAGTTTTCTATCTACCTTAAACTTTTTAGGTGCAAGGTAATTATCATTATCATCAAACCTTTTATCGTAATACACCTTATACCAACTACGGCAATCTATATGTCTATCAGCTTCATCTCTGATTCCGTATAGTGTTACTCGTGACTCTATATCTTTGTTAGCTTCGTGGCTAAAAGGTTTAGGCACATAGTCATCGGCATAATATTTCCAAAACGAAATAGTATATGTTAGCCCTTGTATAAATAACTTTGTGCTTAACGATGGATACCCACCTAAACTAAACTCCATATGCGTAGGGTAATATCTAACTAACTCTGTGTCATAGTAGCCTGCGATATAGACTTCAACACCTTCTAACATTTCTTGCTTAAGCCATTTCTCTTTCTCATACCTACCACCCAATCTACGCATGGAATGTGGCTGACCACGCACAGCAGTTCTACTTTGAAACTCTTTCTTTGCCTGTTCAAAGGTTTTGATAATAGGCATATTGCTAGTGTTTATATGAAAGCCCATGCTATTCTCCTTCTTTCAAGTCATAACCTCTGTTCATCCAACTAACAAACTTCATGTTAATAAGCCAATCTTGCATGCTAGGTATCCACCCACCACAATCTTCTTTAACATGTTGTTCTCCGATAAGTCTTGTAGGCACTTCACGACCATCACTATTCACAATGAATAACCCGAATTGTCTTTCACATTCAAAGATACCCTGTGAGTGATGACGAATTGCCCTGTGTCTTGCATCAGCAAAACATTCTTTGGTTGCATCAAACCAATCGTGAATAGGTTGGTAGTCAGCTTCAACACCTCCCCACTTCTTTACAGATGTTTTAGAATGATAATGAGGATTCATTATTCGTCCTCCTCTTCGTCCATGTCATAGGTATAATCATCTGTTGACATATGATTGATACCGACATTCAAGCTTATCTTTGGAGGGCTTTCAGTAAAGTCAATTATAAACTCACCTTGACCACCTTCGTTGTTATACCAATCCAACCCTGTGTTATCTAATGCACGACTACATAAGTCTTCAAGTGCGTCATATAACGACATCTGTTGTGTTTCAAGTGGTTTATTACCATAAGCAATTTGTGTCCAAGCAATCATGTCAGTAGGTATGTCGTGAACATCATCATTCCTATCTCTATAATAGACACCTTCTATTTGCCCTTCATCACCACCACCTCGGAACTCCACATACACACGCTTTGCACCGAGCAGATTTAATTGTGCAAGTAGTGTTTCTTTTTCTTGTTTATTTGGAAAGATGTTTTGCATTTTTCTCTCCTTTAGTTTTCATAAGATATACTGCTAGTTTGTAGTTTGTTTCGGAAGGGATAGGGGTTATTTGATTTAACCCATATGATTTGAATAGTTCACCTAATACTTTGGCTTGATGCTGTTTACTTGTTATATCCTGTTTCATAATGCTTTCTCCTTAAATAAAAAAATAGACATCGTATCAAAAATGATACTTTGTCCCTGTTAATACAACTTACTTCTACCACTCTTACAATTACTATTATACTATATATACTTGACATTGTCAAGTTCATGTCCGAAAAAAATTACTTGCTTTTGTGGGAAGAGTTAAGCCCTTTTAGCAATTCTAAATCAGTCACCACAATGTAATTTGATTTAGGCATAGGCACGATAGTATGTTTATAATTAAGTGCATGTTTCTCACCACAACTTAAACAAGTCTTATACCCTAACTTATACCTACCATCAGCAACATCATTACCACAATCAACGCATTGATAAATCATGGAATTTCTCTCCAAATTAAAAACGCAATATACGCAAACATCATGCCGTATAATGTCCATGTCGTATACTTTTCTTGTCTACGGTCACTGTCCCCATTTGTATATACCCCACGCCAAGCTTCGTAAGCCGAACGGGGTGTAGGTTTCGGCACGCTATCAGGTTGGAAAAAGTGATAACCTTTTTTTGCGTTACGAGCAAACTTTCTTAACTGCCATGTCTCAAATTTGCGTATCGCTCTTTTTTGTTCTTTGTTCATATACTCTTCTCCTTAATTTAATAAGTCCTTGTTGTTCTAAATACTTAAGCCTGTGAAAATTAGTTAGCAATAACTTACAAAGTTCTTTCTGTGTGATAGACGGATTACTCCGTAACAATTCGTTAACTTTGTGGGCATGACGCCAATCATCTAGCTTGGTATACATTAGAATAAACAATCCCCTACTAAAGACATTACATCTTCTTTAGTTTCTTTAACTACTTCTAGCTTGATGACATTACTCCCTTGTTCTTTATGCCACTTCGCCTCTTTAGCACTCCATCTATATTGACGGATTACTTCGCCATCATCATCAACGACTGCATATGTAAAAGGTATCACTAGAAACTCCTTTGCTCAAAGCACTCCAAGTGTGACTTTACATAAAAGTTTGGTCGGATTTCTTCATAGAGTTCCCCTTGCACACACTTCAAGTTCTTATGGTTCTTATCTTTTAGGTGTGTAAATTCCATAACTGCCCATGTAAAAGTTATACCTACAATAACCCCTACTAACAGATACCCTGTGCCTTCATACTTATTGTTTGTCATCATAGCCCCCCGTATGCGTCAGCTAAAGCTTTACCATACTTCTTTAACTTCTTGTCATGCTCTAATACTTTATCAGCACTCTTTTTAGCTTTAACTACAAACTGCAAATAGTTTTCTTCCCCTATAAAGTATGGAAGTAATACTTGAAACGCTTGGTGTAGCTTTTCATAGTCGGGTTCATTGGGAAAAGTTAAGTTAACTTCGTAAGCTTGTTTCAAACCTTCACACAATATCTGTTCTATTTGGTCTGCGTTTAGTTCAATTTGCACTTGCATATCTCTCTCCTTTTTGTTTATAAAAAATAAGATTAGACCATTTAACTACAGGTTCTAATCTATGCCATGACTTTGGTTTCTTTATGGTAGTGTCATGGAAGTTCGTTGCACCATAACTATAATCAACTTCAAGGCGATGTAATACCTTGTAAGCAATATCAATATACCTTTGGTGTATTACCGAAGGTGGTTTAATAAACCCATACCAACTAAACTGATATGGTCGTTTCATTTCAAGGCACACATTCTTTTTATCAAAGTCGGCTCGCCTCATTAATACATATCCTACTGCCACTTGTGCCTGATGTGGCTCGGTAGCTGACTCCATGTATATGGTCGTGGCGAGACAAAGCAAAGCTTGGTCAATCATACTGACCTCCTTTATATTTGTTTATACGAGTTAAAGTTTAGTCTAGAAGTAGACTAGTGTGCCTTTGTTAAAAAGGTATAGATGGATTTCTTCATAGAGTTCTCCTTTATATTAGTCTTCGCAAGAGCCATTGACACAGGCTACATTGTTTAAGATTTCATTTTCAAGTTCTGTAAGTGCTTGTTTTTTCTCAATTTCTAGTGCTTTGTCATTGAGTTCTGCATACATATCTGATGTATACGGCTCATACCTTATCATCAAACCTGCGTCAGCACAAGCGTTTATGTAGTCATCAAACAAAAACCGAGACACAGTATCAGAGTTGATACTAATTACCATTGTTATCTTATTGCTCATTGTTTTCTCCTTTGTTGTTCAAGATACTTCCTTCCTTGATTTGATATATCATATTTGTAGTCAACATGATTAGATTTTTCTAAATACCCCAACTCATATATGTAGTCTGAAATATGATTTGACCATCGCTCTTTGTCATCTTCTATCAAAACATTTTGAAACCTATTACTCCATGCCCTTGTTAGCAACATCTCTAAAAGAAAATCCCTTACGAGATTAGTTTTGTTAACTTCGCTAATTTTAATCACTCGTAGGGCGTCTGACATAAAACTTCCTCTCGGCACGAACCTCATCTTCATAACGCAAGCACTCAAGACATGCCTTGTCTATTAGTAAGTCCTCATAGTGCCTTTCGCAATACAAGTTATACCTAAACCTATCTAACTCCATGACTGCATAGTCAATCAGTCTGCGTTGCACTTCGTGTGGCTTGGTCGGTGCTATCTGTTTATACATACTCAACCACTCTTTGTCACTAAAGTTATCTAGGATATCTTTAACCCTATACGACTTTAACTGCGTGGTGACATACTCTTTTACTTGGTCAATGTTCATCTTAAAACCATAACTAAAAGTAAAAAGACATTGATACCTACAGACACGACTGTGCAAAATCTCAAGCGTCTATAATGTTCTTTGTTTATAGGTGTGTATTCTGACATATATATTTCCCTGTCATAACCTTTATAGCTTGGTGATGCTCGTGTTTTAAATATTGGTTTTGTTTTCATTTTGTTCCCCTTTTGTTTATAGCGACTTTAGTATTGAAATATTTCAATGTCGTCTGACTGCCCTTCTGATAACCTACACGATATGCTATCCAACTTCCGTAGCATAAAAGCACTAACATCTGCACAAAGATATAAGTAATATCACTCATTTTGTATCCTCCTTTGGTTTATAGTCCATGCTAAATGTATATGGAAAGTTTAATTGGTCGTTCAAAAATAAGCATAGATACTTTAATACTTCCTCATAGTCTTTACCTACAATTCTAAAATCATCATCGCCCTCTGTATAACTAATAAATACTTGCTTCATTTCCTCACTCATTTTGTATCCTCTCTATCAAACCAAATTAATAAAATATAACCTACTAATAAAGCAACGCAAACTCCCATAATATACCAATCATAAATACTAAACATTTTTTTCCCCTTTTAAACATAAGTCATATGCCATCATTTGATACATGGCTTTGCATAAATAATAGTTAGTCATGGTATAACCACCAACAAAACTACTAATAATTTTTACTTCTAAATTATCTAACATCATGCTCTCCTTAAAAGTCAGCCGTATGTTTATAATCAGCACCATTCACTTCGGCTAAATGAATAGATACTTGCCATGCTTTCTTTTTAGGCACTTGTAAATCTTTGACTGCTTTTTGTTTAGCTGACCAAACATCGTCAGCTTGTATCTCATACTTTTCACCAAGATATAACGCAATATATCCGTTCATGTTAATTCCTTTCAACAAAGTCAAAATCAAAGCGTTTGCAATTTTCAACATGCCAAGCTGTCGGTTTAATGAAATCTTCATAAGGCAAACTTAATGACAACATATGACCTGTGAAATAACCATATCTACCAGACTGCGTTATATTAAGGGAAACTTTTTGATTTTCCCAAACACCTTTACTATTAAACATAATGCTCTCCACAAAGTTAACTAAATAGACAAGGTATCAAAAATGATACTTTGTCCCCACAAAATACGCAGACCTTTTCCTACGCATCAATATCTATTATACCCTAAAGAGTGGACAATGTCAATCCTATGTCCGAATGAATTTAGGCTAACTTGGTTAACTTCGTGGATTGGTTTTACGAGAATGGTTGGTTTTGCTTAAAGTTTTAAGGCTCACCGACTAGACGAACGAACGGTCACCACAAATTTTTGTCCCTATAGTTTGTAGGGGTTTGTCTCTGAAAAATCAAAGTGCGTGTTATAATACCAAGTGCTTGATTTCATTAGCTTTGTTAACTTTGTTATTGACAAAGTCCATTCATTTATAACACGATAAGTCTTTGATTATAAAACACTTAAACAGAAGTATTGACAAAGTCCAATCAATTATAACAGGATAAGTCATTGATTTATAAGTAATAATACATTATAACACGCTAAACAGCATTGCGTGGGCTAGGAGAACGGGCAGGAAAAATTATAAAAACGGCTATGCCACGAAGTTAAAGTAGTAAAACTTTTTTCTGGCTGAAGCCTTTTTCAAAAGTCGTGTTATAATGTTATAATATAAAATATATATATAATACAAGCACTTGCCTTTTTTTAATCACTTGCGTAAGTCATTGATTTTACAGTAATAAAACACTACCCCAACAAAGTCAAGTCTGTAAGTCCTTGATTATTAAGTAATAAAACAGACCTTGTTATAATACAACTTGTGCGTGTTATAATACAACTTTCCAAAAGATGTAGCCACGAAGTTAACTTTGTTATACAAGTCCCCCTCACCTACTCTTTGATATACGGTCATCAAAAAACTTTGTCCCCAAAGTTTGATGACGAAAAAAAAGACAAAGTATCAATGAACGATACTTTGTCTTAAATAAAAAAAAAGGGGATAACGAAGTTAATCATTATCCCCTAATTTATTGCTTTAACTTTTTTAACTTTGTTTCTTAAATTGTTCCCTTAAAGTATTAAGGTTCGTATCAATCCATAAAGCAAAGTCATATTCATTGATAGCTAGTTCCTTCATTTTAGGAACGAAGTCATCACGAAACTTTCTAGCATTTGTTAATTGCTTTTCGTCCTTTGCTTTTTGAATAGCGTCCTCTCTATCAATTAATGCCTTTTTACCCTTTGAACCAAAAAAGCCTGATGATAATTGTTCGTCAGAGATTTCAGTTAAAGGATATAAAATGCCGTCCTGTCCTGTGAGTGACTTTGCTTTTTCCCTTTGTTCCTGTTTCTTAATTGCATCAACGCTATCAGATTTTGGGAAAGTAAATTCTTTATTTATTTCTAAAAAATCTCTAACATATTTCCAATAGTGATTTTTAAAAGTATTTTCCGTTATCTTTTTACTTTCCATCAATGCCTTTTTTGTTTCCTCTCGGCATAATTGGAACATGGCATAGCTAGGTTTATAACCAAAAATACCAATTAAATTTTCTGATATGTCATAAAACAATGCATCATTGTTTCTAACATTATCAATAGCTTGTTCAAAGGGAACAATTACACTTTCATGTAATTGACTATATTCGTCCTTTGATAAAACAAGGGTTGCTTTTTGAGTTTCTTTTTTAGCTTTTTTAAGGCTAGGTTTATTGCTTTCGGTTATAACTTTGTCATGAATTTTTGTCATGATGTTTTCTCGCTTTCATATAAAAGATTATAAAAAAAGACAAAGTATCAGAAGTGATACGAAGTCCTATGAATTGAATATAACGAACAGAGTTAACTCAATTCATAAGAGCATTATAGCATAGAAACCTGACAAAGTCCAGTATTTTGTCCCCTAGCATACCCCTATAACCCCATTATTTGATGAGCCTCGTCCTCGTCTGTATTCACTGAGATTTGCACAAATGATATTGTAGTTTTATAAAATCGAAAAAAGGAAACACCCCCCGTCATCAAAATAAAAGGCCTTTCAAAAAAATTTTTATAAAAAATTTAAAAAAACGGGCTAGATTGCTTTGGGGTCGAAGTTGTATAACTCCGAGTAGACGTTCTTGATGCGAAGAAATTTAGGACCATGCTCATGAAAATCGTTATCCCCTCTAACATATAAGGCTAAATGCACCATTTCATGGAGAAGGGTTTGAAAGATAGTAGTGAAATGACCACATGCATTAGAGCTTATTTGAATTTCCATCTCGTGCTCATCAAAACAACCATAGATGTTAGGGTTCTTAATTACTTTAAACCTAACTTTGTTTGATTTAGGCATGGGGAGGTTGTTGAAAGGCGGCATTTGACATGCCATGTTGTAAAGTATCTCTAAATTCTTTTTAGTAAGAGTAGTTTTCATAACTCATTGTATCAAAAAAGTACTTGATTAATATAACAATTTACTATATATTGCCCTCAATAGCTGCAAATAAATTTCTAAGGTGTAAACAGCGACATTTTATGGCAATAACAATCATACCAGACCCAAACAAACCCCTGCCTGATGACTTTGAGGCCGAAGAACCTACTACTTTAGATAAAAAAGTAAAAGTTGTTGCTAATACTGCTAAGATTTTACTAGAAGCGGGAGCCGATATACCTATTTCTACTATAGAAAAGCAAGAAGCTGCTGATTTATTTAAACGTTTTACTGATCCTGAAGCTCCAAACACATTAAATGCCGCAACAAACAAGGCATTAAATACTCCGGCTACGGTGCAGCACTTATTTACGATGCTCTCGGACTATGATCATCAAGTTGTACAAGAAGCCGTCCAGTTGAGACGGTTTGTTACAAATAAACTCCTAGAAGATGCAGGGTTATCAGACCCAAGACACAGACTAAAAGCTTTAGAATTACTAGGTAAGATATCTGATGTAGGTTTGTTCTCAGAAAAAACAGAAATTACAGTTAGAAACTTAAGCCCTGAAGACTTAGAAACTCAAATCAAATCAAAGCTTTACAAAATATTAGGAACTACTTCTGCTGTTGACACATCATTTGAAATTATAGATGCTGTAGATGTAACTCCAGAAAAAGAATAGTATGGCATTAGATATTTCTGGCTTTACAGAAGCTGATGTACAAAAAGCTCTAGCTAATATAAGCTTGCTTCCAAGAAATGAACAGATACAATTACTTTCAGAGCTAGAAGAGTTAGAAAAAACAAGAGCATTAGATTTAAGACAGAATAAATTTTTGGAGTTTGTAAAACATGTCTATCCTGGTTACATGGTTGGCGCACATCATAAGCGCCTGGCTCAAATCTTTGAAGACATCGCTAACGGGAAAAAGAAACGCGTTATTGTTAACATTGCTCCGCGACACGGAAAGTCCGAGCTCATCTCATATTTGGCACCAGCTTGGTTTTTGGGTAAGTACCCACACAAGAAGATTATTATGGCATCTCATACTGCTGACCTTGCAGTTAACTTTGGTCGACGTGTTCGTAACCTTGTCAGTTCTGATGCTTATAATGATATTTTTCCTGATGTAGAGTTACAAGCAGATAGTAAGTCAGCAAGTAGATGGGGAACAAATCATAATGGAGAATATTTTGCTATTGGTGTTGGTGGTGCCCTCGCTGGTCGCGGGGCTGATTTATTTATCATTGACGATCCACACTCGGAGCAAGATGCCAAGTTGGGACGACCGGATGTTTTTCTGCCTGCTTGGGAGTGGTTTCAGTCTGGCCCAATACAACGTCTTATGCCGGGCGGCGCGATTATTGTTGTAATGACTAGGTGGTCTAAGCTAGACTTGACCGGCCAAATAGTTAACCAAATGATAAAGACTGAAGGAGTTGACGATTGGGAAGTCGTTGAATTTCCAGCGATTATTGAAAACAAAGCGGGCGAAGAAGAAAGTCTTTGGCCTGAGTTTTGGCCACTAGAAGAATTACAGGCAAAGAAGGCAGCACTAGATGTACGATACTGGAATGCTCAATACTTACAGAACCCAGTCTCAGAAGAAGGTGCTCTCATTAAACGTGAGTGGTGGAATATATGGGAGAAAGAAGATCCACCTGAATGCGAGTTCACAATTATGTCTCTTGATGCTGCACAAGAAGCTAACAATAGAGCCGATTATAATTCGTTAACTACGTGGGGTGTCTTTTTTAACGAAGAGACCAATAATTATAATATAATACTATTAAATGCAATTAAAGAACGATTAGAGTTCCCGGAGTTAAAGGAGTTAGTACTTCGTGAGTACAAGGAATGGGAACCAGACGCACTCATAGTAGAAAAGAAATCTAACGGAGCCGCTCTCTATCAAGAGATGAGAAGGATGGGTGTTCCGCTAGGGGAATTTACACCAGGCAAAGGTCAAGATAAGATTAGCCGCGTTAACTCCGTGTCAGACTTGTTTAGAAGTGGTATAGTGTGGGCTCCAGATAAACGTTGGGCTCATGAACTTGTTGAGGAGTGTAATGACTTTCCGTCAGGTGCCAACGATGACCAAGTGGATAGCACTACTATGGCGTTAATGAGGTTCCGACAAGGTGGGTTCATAAGACTACCAAACGATGAAGCTGAAGATATACCAGGATTTAGAAGTTCTAGGAATAGATTGTACTCAATTTAAGGAATAAAATATGGCAGATAATGTAGATAAGAGTTTGTACCAAGCTCCAGTAGGTTTAGATAAAGAACCTACAATGGCAGACGCCGCACTCTCAATAGAAATTGAAAACCCAGACTCAGTAACACTAGATGATGGTAGTATGGAGATTACTATTATTCCTGGTAAAGAACAAGATGATGAGTTTAATGATAACTTAGCAGAAGAAATGGATGAAAGTCAGTTGACAGAGTTGTCAGGTGATTTGATAGGTGAGTTTGATGCCGATGTTAATTCAAGAAAAGATTGGCTAACTACATATGTAGATGGTTTAGAATTACTAGGTCTTAAAGTAGAAGATAGAACAGAACCATGGCCAGGTGCATGTAACGTGTACCATCCACTCATGACTGAAGCGCTAGTCAAATTCCAAGCAGAGACTATGATGGAGACATTTCCAGCAGCGGGTCCTGTTAAAACAATTATTGTAGGTAAACAAACTCCAGAAAAAGAAGCAGCTGCACATCGAGTTCAAGAAGACATGAACTATCAGTTAACAGACACGATGCCAGAATACAGACCTGAACACGAACGCATGTTATGGGGACTAGGACTAGCCGGTAATGCGTTCAAGAAAGTTTATTACGATCCTAACTTAGAACGTCAAGTAGCGATGTATGTTCCTGCAGAAGATATTGTCGTACCTTATGGCGCTTCTAATCTTGAAACAGCTGAGCGTGTCACTCATGTTATGCGTAAAACTCCTAACGAGCTTAAAAAATTACAAGTTGCTGGGTTCTACCGAGATATAGATTTAGGGGAGCCGTTCTTAGACATTGATGAAGCAGAGAAAAAAATTGCAGAGAAACTAGGTTTTAATCCTTCAGAAGATGATAGATTTAAAATCCTTGAGATGCATGTTAATTTAGATTTAGATAATGGTGATTCAGAAGATGGGATTGCCTTACCTTATGTAGTAACTATTGAAAAAGGCCAAGGTACTATTTTAGCTATACGTCGTAATTGGAATCCAGATGATAAATTAAAAGCTAAACGTCAACACTTTGTTCACTATGGCTACATTCCAGGTTTTGGTTTTTACTGCTTTGGTTTAATTCATTTGATAGGTGCTTTTGCAAAATCAGGTACTATGATCTTACGTCAACTTGTAGACGCAGGTACTCTATCAAACTTACCAGGCGGTATGAAGTCAAGAGGACTTCGTATCAAAGGGGATGATACTCCTATCGCTCCAGGTGAATGGAGAGACGTAGATGTACCATCAGGTGCTATCCGCGATAACATCTTACCATTACCGTATAAAGAGCCTTCACAAGTTCTTAATATGTTGATGAATCAAATCATTGAACAAGGCCGTGCATTTGCTAACGCTGAAGGCTTAAAAGTTTCTGATATGTCAGCTAATGCTCCTGTTGGAACTACATTAGCAATTCTTGAACGTACATTAAAAGTAACATCAGCTATTCAAGCGCGTATCTACTATGCGATGAAACAAGAGTTTAAGTTACTTAAAGGTATTATTAGAGACTACACTCCAGAAGAATATTCTTATGATCCAGATGTAGGTGATAGACGTGCTAAACAAGCAGACTACGATAATGTAGATGTTATACCGGTATCTGATCCAAATGCTGCAACAATGTCTCAAAAAGTTGTGCAATATCAAGCAGTTATGCAAATGGCCCAAGCTCATCCACAAATTTATGACTTAGCAGAACTTAATAAACAAATGCTAGAGGTACTGGGTGTTAAAAACATTGGTAAACTTATTCCAGCTGCAGAAGATAAGAAACCTAAAGATCCTGTAACTGAAAATATGGCTCTTATCAATGGTACACCTGTTAAAGCGTTTATATATCAAGATCATGAAGCACATATTAAAGTGCACATGGCCGCTATGCAAGATCCTAAGATTGCACAACTTATAGGTCAAAACCCTCAAGCTCAAGTAATACAAGCAGCTGCAATGGCTCATATTAATGAGCATATTGCGTTTGAATATAGAAAACAAATTGAAGATCAACTAGGCATACCACTACCTAATCCTGAAGATGAAATCCCTAAGGAAGAGGAAGTACAAATATCTAGACTTGCTTCACAAGCAGCTCAACAGTTATTGCAAAAAAATACTGCAGAAACACAACAACAAGTTGCACAACAACAAGCTCAAGATCCGCTCATTCAAATGCAACAACAAGAACTTCAACTTAAAGCACAAGAAGTTCAAATTAAAGCACAAAAAACAATGGCAGATATTGAACTAGATAAAGCTAGATTACAACTTGATAAAGCTAAAATGGACTCTCAAGAACGTATTGAGGGAGTAAAAATTGGAGCAAAAACAACGTTTGATAAAGAAAAACTACAAGCAGACCAACAAACTCGAGGTGTTGAGTTAGGTATGCAAGCAGTGCATAAACAACAAGATATGCAATTATCAAACAGCAAAAAGGATCAACAACAACCACAGGAGTAATAAATGATAGACCCAACGTTAGAGCTATTAATCAACAAGGTAGCTGAAAGACGCAAAGATGTATTAAATTCAATTGCTGAAGGTTCTGCAAAAGATTATGCGCATTATCAATCTGCTGTAGGATATATAAGAGCTTGCGATACTATACAAGGTATTATTGCCGACATCGTAGACAGGATGGAGAACTCGGATGAGTGATCAGATTCTAACCATGAATAAAAATTTAGTTGATGCTGCTGGTCGACCAATTAATATTCCATCGGTAGATGCAGTAGAAGCAGAAGACATACCGATAGAAGAAAGAGGTTTACAGTTACCTGAACCTAAAGGATATAAAATACTTTGTGCAATTCCCGATGCAGCAGAAACATATAAAGGGGGTATTGTAAAAGCAGATTCAACTAGAACTATAGAAGAACATTCAACTGTAGTTTTGTTTGTAGTTAAAGTA